AGAGGGTATTGATATAAACGCTGCCTTTAAGCGTTTAAATGAACTATCTCCCGAACCGACTGTAGCAGACCTAGCTGCTAAAGATATCGAGAGACAAAAAGAGATGGCAAGAGCTGGGGCTAAAGCGGAGGCTAAGAATAGTCCAGCCCCATCTAAATCTTATGACGAGATGACTGCAGAGGAACTATCTGAGGCTCAGCTAAGAAGAGTCAGAGAAGAGGGCGCAGCTAGGGAAGCCAGGGTCAGAAAACAGGCAGAGTCTATGGCTGAGGCAGTCAGTCAGATGGGTCCAGACCAGGGCATGACAGATCCTATACGTAACGAATTAATGCGGAGATTAAAGGCTATATCTGTTAGCGAGTCACCCCAGCTGGAAGTTAATGACCTCGATGCTATAGCTAAGACTCTTGATCTACAGCGTAGTCTTATAGAAATAAGTAAAGAAATGGCACAATTACCCCAGGCTGAGGGTATGGCTAAAGCGGAGTTAGATCGTAAGAAACAGATCATAGAGGAACATGAAATAGAACTAAAGAAGAAGAGGAATTACTCAGAGAAGGATCTAGAAGAATTAGCCAAGTCTGATCTAAAGGCTAAGAAGGCTAATGCCGATATAGCTGAGGCTAAGGCGGCTAATATGGCTCGAGAGCTAGAGGCTGAGACTTCTCGTAAAGAACTGGCTAATAAGCAACAAGAGTATCTCCAGAAGACTAAATATGATGAGATGACTGGTGAAACTCTTATGCAAGCTTCCATGCGCTCAAGAGTCATGCAGGAGGAAGCTGATGCTATTATGGCTCAGGCAAGGTCTTTGTATGCTGACGACTTCGCTGAAGCAGCTGCTGCTATGGCTAATCTTAAAACCTCTCAGTTGAAGGACCCTAAGTACCTAGCCTACCTGGAACAACAAAGAAACAATGCCCTGTTACAATCTACAGCTAGGGCTAATATGATGTCCGATCCAAGATGGGCCCAAGAAGAACTTCGTCGTAAGAAACTCGAAAATGATAAACTCGAATGGCAGAGTCGTCATGGATGGACCAGTGGTTATGGAGGTGGCGGAGGCTTCGGCGGAGGCGGTGGTGGCAATGGTTACTCATATAATGGTATATTCGGCGGCGGAAATATGGGCGGGGGCTATGGACGAGCGAAAGGCATGCTATATGGCATGAAGAACATGGCATGGTCCGGTCTTGCTCCTCTTGTTGGTGCTGGTAGTATCTTTGCTATCTTAAAAACGGCCATTCAGTCCCTAAAGGACTACGAGACTGGTTTGGCTAACATCAATAGGGTATTCGATGGCACAAATCAGGAACTTGAACAATTGGGCACTAGTATGACCAGAGTAGCTATACAATACGGTGATACAGTGGCTAGTGTAGCTCAGATACAAGAGGAGTGGGCTAAAGCAGGTCGTAGCACCTATGAGGAAATAAGTGACCTTACCAAAGTAACAGAACTTACGCTTAAGACATCAGACATAACTGACTCAGCTAAGGCAGTTGAATACTTAAACTCGTCTATGGTTCAGATGGGTCTAAGCACTGAAGAGGCACTCCCTCTCCTAGATTCATGGAATAAGGTAGCCGACAGCTCGACAGCCAATACACAGGACCTTGCTGAGGCCTACGAGAAGACAGCCTCATATGCCAAGAATTTGGGACTTAGTACTGATGACTTAAACTCGATTATATCTCTACTGATTCAAAGAACTGGTAAATCTGGCTCTGAGATAGGCTCATCATTACAGATGATCTTCTCTAACCTCTTAAGACCAAAATCTATAGAGACCCTGAAAGAGATGGGTATAGAGATCAGACAACTCGATGAGTACGGTAAGCCTTTAGAAGGTAGATATAAGCCATTCATAGAAATTATGAATGATATATCCGCTAAGGCTAAAGAGTTCAGCGGACAGGTTGGAGCGGATAACGAATATGGTATCTCTGCTAATCTCATGAAGCTAGCTACTGCTTTAGGAGAATCAAGGAGAAGGTCTGTGGCTATATCCCTCTTTGAAGGTTGGGACGACTTTGATATGTATAAGAGCTTGTCAGAGTCCTCTGGAGGATATTCTCAGTACAAGAATGAGCTAATGGAAGATACACTGACGAGAAAGTCTGCTCAGTTTAAGGCGGCATTACAAGAACTCGCAGTTACAATAGGTGAGACAGGTTTAACCGATGCATTGAAGTCCTTCATGTCTGTAGGTACTGATATCATATCGTGGTTCGACAGCTTAGACCCTCGTATGCGTACTCTCGTAACCTATGGTACTACTATAACTGGTATTCTGACTGGTATACAGTTACTATCTCAGAAGCTCACTGGGGATAAATTAGGCCTATTCGGATCAATCGGTCAAGAAGCTATTTCAAAACTAGGTGGCAAGGATATGGCAACTAAGGTCTTCGATAAGATGATGGCGAGAACAGACCTATTCGAAGCGGCAGGTGGTAAGGGGTCCTATGCAGACCTAGTTATTAAGTCTATGAGTGAAATGAACCTCGCTGTAGATGAGGCTATGGTTAAGAAATATGGGCTTGTTACTGCAGAGCAGGCTGCTCAGGCAGCTCAGACTGCAAGTGCTGCTACGACTCAGGCACAGACAGTAGCAACTGGGGTTAACAATACTGTTATAGCTACGAGCTCAGCTGAACTGGCTGCTAATACCACAGCTCAGACTGTTAATACTGCGGCTAAGAGGGCTGCTACATTATCCTCCTTGGCCCTTAATGCTGCTATGACTATAGGTATATCGCTGTTAATAACAGGTATAACTTACATGATCAGGTATAAAGAAGCTCAGAGACAAGCCACTAAGGAAGATATAGAGAGAACTAATACTCTTTTATCTGAATCTAAGCGCTTGGACAGCCTTTATGCGAAGAATCTAGAACTAGTCAATACTATAGATAAGCTTAAAAAGGCTCAGGCAGAACAGTCGAGGCAATATGACGATCTTAATAATAGGTCGAGTCAAGACTTAGGGTTGATCGAGGAACGAGATCAGGCTCAGAACAAACTGAATAATACTACGTCTCAGTTATCAGGCACAGAAGCTGAGCTGGTTCAGGTACAAAAAGACATAGCTAGTATACTGCCAAGTACCACAGCTTCCTTTGATGAACTTGGTAACGCTAAGGCCGATGATCTCGAGCTAACAAAGAAGCAGATCCAAGCTAATAAGGATTATCTAAGATCAGAGATAGAGACTAAGGCCACTCTATATGAGCTTAGAAAATCAGCTCTGGAACAAGATATGTCTGAGGCCAGAGCCACCGCAGAGATGAATAAGCAACTCTACATGTCCTCGCTTAAGAATAATGACTGGGAGTCTACCAATACAGACGTGGCACAGACCTCCGTTAACCCAGAAACATATAAGAAAAAGTGGGAGGAGGCTGAGGAAGAGTTTCTAGATCTACAGGCTGAGTTTGATATGTATAAAACGGCCTACAATCTACGGTTTACACTTGATTATGACCCAGGTCAATTATCTGATACCGTTAAGGAAGCTATTAGTAAGGCTAATCAGATAGCTGGTTCTCTAAGTGTAACTACTGGAGATGCTACCGCTTTTACATCTGACACCTTTAGCCGAGCAGAGAAATATCTTAATGTCTTAGCCTCTAAAAAGTCCGCAGCTAACAAGGCTCCAGCCTACAGTGGCTTAGCTGACATGTTCCCCGAATTAGAAGCTGAAGCTAAGAAACATAACAAAAAATTAAAAGATCTCTCCCTTAGCACTATAATTGATATAGTAGAGACTTCGCTCGAGGAAAGACGGAAGGAATATGTAGCGAGTCTAGAACTTAAAAAACAAGAGGCCAAAGAATCTCTCAAGATTTTACGAGAGGAGATCCAGGCCAGAAGATCGATGCTTAATGCTGCTAGGTATGCTAGGAATAATAACCTCAGTATACCTGAGTCAGGTAGACTCCATCTAGACGCACAGATAGAGCAATATGAGAAAGACCTAGGTACTCTGGAAACTGCAGCTACTAATGTCATGGATAGTATAGACGCTATGTCTGAAGCAATGCTTGATTCACTTGACTCGTTTGACTTCAGTGGTATAGCTTCTAGTACTAAGTACGAGGAACTCGATAAAACCCTTAGTATACTAGAGGGTAAGTATCAGAATCTACAAAGTATGGTTGAGCTACTAGACTCTACATGGCAGGACGACGCTGATAATACTGCCTATGTTACGGAGAAAAAACAGGCGCTATTAAAAGTGGAAGAGGCCCTCAGGACCGTTACTAACAAGACTGCCTCTTACCTAGGCTCTGTAAAAGATGATCCAGAAAAGTTCAATGAACTAACTCAGAAACTATATGGATATAAAACAGCCATGGTAGAACTAAAGAGGACAATGGCGGAGTTAAATCGGGTAGACTATAACCGAGTGTTTACAGACACAGCAGAAACGATCGAAGCTATTAAAAATAATGCTGAGATCCTAAACGAGACCTCTGCTGGATTAGACTACTCTAAGTTCAAAGCCTATGTACAACTGAGTCAGTATAAGAATGTGGCTAAAGAGCTAACTCAGCAAATGAAGGCTGTCAAAGCGGAAATTGACCGGGTTAATACCTCTATAAACTCGACAACTGATGCCCCTACTAAGGCTGGTCTGCTGGAGTATATGGATGAACTTGAGAAAAAATTACAAGAAGTAGATAAAGCTACGATAGAGAATCATAATGACTTAAGAGACTTCGTAGTTAACGCACTTAAGGGCGGTTACCAGGTAGAGCTTGATCGAATCAACGAGACCCTTGAGTATCAGATGTCTTTGGAAGAGAAGAGACATGATGACTTCGTTAAGAACAAAGAAGAAGAGCTGAGGATACTCGAAGAGCAATGGGAAAAAGAGGATAAGACAGATGCTATAGCTGAGATAGACAAAGAGATTGCCTCCTTGACTAAGAAACGAGATAGTCTGAATGGGGATACGAGTCAATATGCTGCTAAGCTTCGTAAAGAATATCAGGAACAAATCGATGAACAGATCAAGGCTAAGAACGAAGAGCTTAAACAGCAGGATAGAGACCGTCAAAGGGACGCTATACAGGACGCTATAGATGCTGACACTGAAGCTTACGAGGATAAGATGGATTTACTCAAGGACGAGGAATCAGCGGTTGAGAAGCATTATAAGACCTTGATCGATAATGCGGAGTTCTATGGCGAAGGCCTTATAAAAGCCTATGAGAAGAACCAGTTTGATATCATTAAGATGCTCTATAAGATGATCCCGAGTTATGAGCTTGCAGGTAAAGCAGCCATGGCCGCTTATAACACAGGTTTATCTGGTAAGAACGCTGCTCCGAGTTATTACAATCAAAATAGCCTTACTAGTCCAAATATGAAACACGAGTATGGCATGAGTCATGAGGACTATGTTGACTTTATCTCTAATGGATTACGTGCGACTGAGCTAATGAGGGAAGGTCACAAAAAAGGTGAGGGCGGGGAATTAGACGACCTAATCAAGGAAAACAACACACTAAGAACCAAGTATAAAATTCCAGATGGTAAGTACCCTTCCTTCAAATACGGTGGCATAATGCCATACGATGGCTTCGCTGAATTACACGCCAACGAGATGATACTTCCGCCTAAGTACGGAAAAGTCATCGAGGATCTCTCAGATTTGATACAGGTTTCACCCTCTAGCTCAGTTAGAGAACTCTTAGCCAATACTTCAGAAGTAAATGTCGAGGTTAAGGAAGCCCTGCATATAGACAATGCTTACTTCGGTGATGAATTGGACTATGAGTCTGTAGAAGTAATCGCTGGTAATAGTCTCAAGAATAGCCTTTACAAGAAGGGTATAAAGGTACCAAGGTAAAGTAGGAGCTCCAAGCTCCTACTTTATATTATTTTAGTGTCTGTATTAGCGTTTAAAACTTGCGCAAATGGGTAGTAAGCTTAAAATTTTACCCCTACTAATATAATTACCTATACTAAAATACACAAGAAATTCAGTTTTATTCGGAGGAGGTAGTTCGAATGGCAGTATCCGTATTATTTAACGGGGTCGATCTTGAAACTCTGGGTATCATACTAACTAGGGATACTAGATTAGATATACTACCAGAGCGTAAATACGAAAAGATAGAGATAGCTGGTAGACCTGGAGTTATTTTGATTGACAGAAATCTACAGCCGAGGCTCTTGACTTTATCATTACACATACAAAGAGATACTCTCGAAGACTATGAGCTCGCTAAGAGATCTCTAGTTAGCATGCTCGATCCGGATAAGGGGCCCATAGATATACAATTTTCTGACGAACCCGGGAGACACTACTATGGTAGGTATAATGGGTCTATAGATATCCGTGAGATCCTGACCTATGGTAGTTTAAATCTACCAATAAAAATGTCAGACCCATATATCTATTCTGATTGGGTATCTATACAAGCTAATGGGTCTATAGAGATAACTGGGGAATCTGCTGAATGGAAACTCGAGATCCCTGGACCTGTTACTGGTCCTAGCATAACTATAGGATCTAATATCCTTAGCATAACCGGTGACGTCATATCGAAGGTAATCATAGAGGAAAAAGGATACAAGGTGTCTATAGACGAAGCCGAAGGTACACCAAGACTGGTCGGTGAGTTCCCACATATACTCAAGGGTACGACGAATATAGCCTCGAACATACCATTTACATTTTCTTGGAGGGAGAGATTTGAATTATGAGACTAGTATATAATGGAGTAGACCTAGACACTCTTAATCTAGAGATCACCAGTGCTAATATACCCTTAACACCCCCTATAGAGCTTGGTGCTGCATCAGATCCTAATATCCCAGGGGATATACATTTGGGATACTCATATGGCCCTAGAGAATTTACTATAGAAGGGGTCATAGTATGTCAAGCAGGGTTCGAACGACAAGCCCTAAAAGCAGTCATAGAAGTATTCAGACAGAGGACGCCTAAGATACTTTACCTTGACTCTGACGAAACTAAGGGTCTATTCTGTATACTAAACGGCAAGATCGAGGACTCACTGACTATGGGCTATGTAACAGTATCAATACCTATGATCGCTCCTGATCCATTCTGGTATAGTGTAGAAGAGCATGTAACAACTTCAGTTGGTACCATTGTCAATGCAGGTAATGTACCAGTGAGACCCGTAGTATTCCTCAAGGGTCCGTGTGAGAATCCAACTCTAACAATTAATGAGGAGGAGATAGGGTATACTGGGTCATTATCTGAATTAGATGTTGTTAAATTCTTTGAGCACACAGTAACCTTTAATGATAGTTCTGCGCTTAGTAAGTCGACTAAAGTATTGCCTATGCTAAAGTCGGGGGATAATGTGCTCAAAGATCTAATAGGAACTCTGGAACTTAGGTGGAGAGATTGTTGGTTGTATTAAGTCTCCAATTGGAGTGTCTCTTGTAAAACCCTGTTTTTTGTGTGCTTGGCAGTGGATAGGGACTTAATAAAGCTTAGGAGGGAACAAGACGGTGCCTGTTAAGTCGGCTGATACAATCGAAGTATATAACCTATTGGGTACTAGGCTCAGGATCTTGGAAGAGATCTATGACGTTCATATAGAGCATGAGATTGACTCTTGGGACACCCTTATATTCTCAGTCCCTGGTGGGTCGCCTTATCTAACCTATCTCAAGAATGAGCATAGGGTCAAATATAAGGGTCAACTGTATGTTATAAAAAAGGTCGGGGCGGTGAGAAACGAAAAAGGTATACTGACTCAAGAAGTTACATGCCCGTCCATCGCTTCGGATCTTAACTCCAAAGTTAATCAAGTCGTTGGCGAATATTATGACAAAGAGCTGTTACCAGTCACTCTTAATGGAGTTGAATGGCTAGACTTATTGCTACAGAATACAGGTTGGACCAGGGGTAGTGTCACAGTAGATCTTAATAAAAGGAGGGCCTACTCGAGTGAGTGGCAATCAGTCCCAAACAATCTTCTAGAGATAAAGAAACGTATCGGTGGATACGTAGTCTATCGACCTCTAGAACTGAAAGTAGATCTGCTCGACGAACCAGGGGAGATGTCAGGTCTTACCTTTCAATATGGTAAGAATATGAGATCCCAGAACAGAGACATAGATTCTACGGAGTTCGTTACAAGACTATACTGCTATGGTAGCGAAAACCTGACATTCAATGAGATAAACCCAACACATCAGAGTTACATAGAGGACTATTCATATTTTCTTGGACTTGGTTATACCCAGGAACAGATAGATGCAGATATCTTAGCTAATGGAGAAGCTAGTGTATTTGTACGGGTGGGACAATTCGTAGATGAAGAATACGTAGAGGCTCAAGCATTATATGACGACGGACTAAAGAAACTTCAGGAAGAGCTATGTAAACCGAAGGTATCCTATTCTGGAGCTATTCTAGATTTATCTATATTCCCGGAGTATAAGCATGAGAAATTTAAACTCGGTGACTGGATCACTATAATAGATCCTGATCTAGGCACTGTTGACTGCCGTATAGTAAAATTAGTAGAGTACCCGGATTCACCAGATAAGATGACAATGGATCTCACTAACTTTAAAGATACGATAGGAAATGTACTCACTAGTACTATTGCATTTACTAACGATCTGATGAAGAACCCTCAAGTGACAAGCCTTAAGAAGCATGTTATCGATACCTTTGCTACGACTATAAATTCAGCACAAGGATCGCTCAAATGGTCAGATGATACCTTTGATGCAGTAGAGCTGGACGATGAAGGTAATAGGACCGGTCGTGTTGTTAGGATATCACCAGGTGGTATCGGTATCAGTAATGATGGTGGTCAAACGTTTGAGCAGGCAATGACCGGTGAGGGTCTATTAGCCAGTATTATTTATGCCGACGCTTTACACATACTTGGTATAGGCTCAGACGGCATAGTAATAGAGGAGGGTACTAACGGCGTTAGACTAAATAATACTGAGGGTCTTGTGATCACTAACGCCAATAAACTACTCCGTACAATTCTGAACGCCACTCTAGGTATAGCGATACAACAGGGAGATGGCTCAGGGACTACTAGCTCCTGGCACTCTACATTCTACGCTGATGGGACAGGCGAGCTATACCTAGAGGGTTCAGTTAAAGCTAAAAGTTTTAAGAACCGAGCAGGTGATGAACTACTAACGGAGGATACACTTAAAATAAAAGGGGCATACATAGACCAAATAGTTGCAGACCAGATCAAGGCTGGTAAACTTATACTTGATAATGTAGAGGATATAAGTAGCAACGATGGTAATGTCAGGATTACTAAGGACGGTATATTCGTCGATCAGGGTCGAATAGAGATAAAAGATCGTGAGGGGAATAAGGCTATACTCAACGCTTTCGGTATAGACACCTCTTTATTCAAGTATATGAAGAATATGGTCTTCAACAGCTCATTCGAATTATTTGACAGTGCTACAGGGGCTACTAAGTACTGGACTGGTGGAGTATCTGTATCCTCCTCTTCGTTATTTGACACGCATAGTATGAAGATCGAACCTGGAGTACTAGCCGAATATACGCCTATTGATGGCAATGGTCGTATTAACTCTAGCTGGTATGCTGATGAGGCTTCCGCCGGACGGACTGTTGTCGCGCTATATAGGAAGGGCGGGGCAATAAGAGTAAGAGTCAAGAATCAAATAACAGGTAATCTATATCCATTAACATCTTTCGGCTCTTCCGCCGAACCATCAACAACTATTGACGTCCCAGCTAAGACCAATTGGATAGATTCGAGGATCATACTCTACTTCGAACATGGGGATTCTTCGATCGACACAGATATAAGGATCTTAATTGAGAACATAGATTCAGTACCGGTCTATATAGACGGTATACAACTCGAGGCAGATATCTCAGGTATGTGGCCCTCAGCTTATTTCGATGGCCCGGATAGTCTGAGTAATGGGTCTGGATTACCTCTAGGAACAGGGACTACAACACCAACAGAGCCTGAAGATCCAACCTATGACGACCCCATAAGTTATATACCTGGTACTGGTATCCCTTTGTTTATGGGTATGCCTACAGGTGAGAATATACCTACTAGTTTTGTATACATAGACCCAGAAAACTATTCCAGATATGATGTTATGACAACTACACAATCTATTACACTCATCCAAGATTCACCAGAGGTTATACTGGCTAACCCTTATGTTAGTAGTACCATCACAATAACTTTGCCTGCTACCACAACGGAGGGTAGACTTTTTAAGATCTATAATATAGGTACTGGTATGGTTGCAATAACGCCAGACATAACTCATGGCTATGGAGTTGTTAATAAACTATTCCCTGGTGAATCGATCGATGTCATGTACTTAACTGGTTGGAGGTGTTGAGATGCCTCAGAGTCTGTGGTTACCTACCAAGAGAGGATTGGCCGTAGTAGGGACTAGTCATAGATTTGACTTCTTTACTGGGCCTAATATAGCCCAGTATAGCTCTAGCTATTATATACGGGGTGATTATATATACTCTATCCGATTAGACCTAACATATGGTGCGTCGATCTATAAGACAGATCTTACTGACGTCTCTCATAGATGGGTACAGGTACCTACAATCTCCATACCTCAAGTGATGGATGGTAGGATTAATTCCCAAGTAGCTGGCGATGAGATTTGGATGTTCTATGAGGATTACGGTGGTAGCAGTTTCTTTCTTCGCTTATTACCTGACGATACACTTATTAGAACAGCCTTGCCTTATCACCCGGATGATTATTACTTTTTCAATGGTGACTTATACGCAGTCGGGGGCACCTTCAGTGCTCCAGTGGCGAGGTGGACAGGTTCAGCATGGGAAAGCGGTCCATATCTCAATGGGGATCTCTATTTCATGTCTGGGGTAGATGATCATATTTATATGTCTCTAGAATATGGAGAGTATACATATGTATATCAATGGGATGGAATAGGAACTCCTGCTATACGAATAGCCTCGATTACAGGATATTATAATATACGCTCTATATTAAGATTCAATGGTAATTTGTACGTATGTAAGGCTAAGTACCCTGATAGCTATATCAGTAAAATAAATCCAGATGGGACGTTGACTGACCTACCATTAGCAGATATTGGTGTCACTTCTGCATCATTGGGTATAGTACGAGATGGTCTGATGTATATATATACTAAGCAGGGTTACCTATTGATGGACGAGACCGAGCGGATTGTAGGGATCATAAAATTCCCTTTGAATGGACTATCCTTTATAGCCCCTAGGGCTATAAACCAAGTCTATGTCCAAGATCATCTTAGGAACATATACAAGGTTCATGAGGAGAAGGCTAAAGTAATGACTTTGAGGTGGGTGCATAAGGGTGATAGTAGACGGCTCACCATATAGGAGGTTCATATGCTTATACACGAGATCGTCAGATTCGTGAATGCTACTTGTAGACTAGGACTTAATCAGATTGGTAATATCATAGTACAGAGTGCTGTAAATAATGCGGATATAATCATAGGTTTACCACTTGATGAGCCATCAGGGGCATGGTACCGGATAATAAATACTACGACTAAGCCAGTAGTGATAGAGGGTAGTTATAACGAGACCCTTATATTAGCCCCTGATACCTATTGCTTTGCTCTAGCTAACGGAATAACCTGGAATTTACTTAAGGGATTTCCTGGACCAGCAGGTCCGAAAGGCGATACTGGAGCTCAAGGGCCAACTGGGCCCCAAGGTCCTACAGGTCCGACAGGTCCTCGGGGTTATACAGGAGACCCAGGTCCGATGGGCCCGCAGGGTCCACAAGGAGAACCTGGTCAGGGTAATATGACTTGGAGGGGCGTGTGGGACTATTATACCGAGTATAGATTGCATGATATAGTACAATATGATGGTAAGGTCTGGCATGCAATTCAAGATAATATATATGATTCCCCAAGCAACCTAGATTCCTGGGAACTCTTTTCCAGCAACTCTGGACATACTCTGTTCAATGATTACGGAGAATTGGTGAATTACCCTAATCTAAAATTTTCTGGATTTGATACTAGAGCAGATTACGATACAGAGACCATCATTATCGCCCCTAATAGAAATATAAGATTCGAGCCTCTGATCTATGTCGGTGATGGAGCACAAGAATTTTTATACTTTGACAATGATATTCTTTTAATGGAGGTTGAAGACTATGGCTAATATTGATAATGTCGCTTTTAATCGCTTAACTTTTAAAGAGCTCTCTGAGGTTACGAGCCCTAATTATGGGTCGAGATCAATCTATTGTAATAGTGATGGTCAATTTTTCGCTCGAGACTCTTCAGGTAATGATACTCCACTCGTAGGTGGTTCGGTACGAGATGTCTCATATAATGAGCTCTTGGATATGCTGTACAATTATGACATTATACCAGGTCAGATATATTGTATCTATGATTTTAGTACAGCTTATTATATGGTACTAGGCTCGGATTATATTCAGGAAGATCCATGCTATGGTTATACAGAACGTTTGTTAGTATTTGGTCTAACTTCGAATAGCATCTCCCGTATTGCCTACTCTTTAGACTATCCAGATGATATAATCTTCTATGACCCATATAGTTATAACTGGGAGTCGGATCCGGCGTTTTATCGAGACTATAGCGTCATAACAGATTTCAAGGGGGTTATCTATTTTAGACATGACACTGTACGAGATATCTATACCTGGTATGACTTCAGAGCTGTTAAATTTAGGAGATGGACCATAGAAGGTCAGTTATATGATCCTTCTAAGACATACAATATTGGTGAGCCATGTAGCTTAGAACTCGATCCGCATAACATTTATATATGTGCTAAATCGTGTACAGGGATACCACCGGAAGACTACTCAGACAATTGGTGCAAGCTCCATTGGAGTGGTATGTCTGATATACTCACGCCATTTCCAGAGGGAAGCACTTACTATGACTACTACACTTTTGGAGGAATCCCGGAGTATATGACCCATATTCATATAGAACGAGCGGACATACAGGAAGGCGAATCTATATTGACCAATAACGTATTGATAAATGATGCGAACTCTCCCTTTAGTACAAGAAACGTCACTTTGATTAATTGCAGAAACAGCACATTCGGAGACCAATGTTCGGACAATATATTCCGCAACCTAATGGCCTGCTCAATAGGAGCTTATGCTCAATATAATGATATAGGATCGATGGGGACCTCGGAATTTAGTATCGTAGGATCGTATTTTCAAAACAATAATCTGGGGAGCATATCTCACAGTATTATAGGGTCTGATTTTGTTTATAATAGATCTGGGTCCATAGATGAATGTGTGATCTGTAATAGTACTTATGATCTTGATCTAGGTAGGGATGCCTATAAACTCCGCATAGGTAAGGATTGCTATGAGACCGTTATTCATAGTGTGTCTGGTGAGGCCACTATTCCTAGTAACACTTATGGAGTTATATTTGAGCCCGGGGCCCTAATAGCCTCAGATACGGGTGAGCCAGACTATGAGACAATACCTATAGACCTATCTAATTGGTCAATACTTACAGATAAGACGAGAAGTAAACGGGTAGTATTAACTCCAGCAGGTCGTAGAGTGGTAACATACGATAATACTGGGTCTCAGATAATAATAGACCCTACAGTAACTTAAGGGGGTGAATGTGTGATGAATTATAAGATCACTCTAAGAATACAGCCTCCCTAGGATAGATAGCTCATAGCTTGGATACCCTAAATATATTAAGGAGGCTGAGCCCTATGGATCAAGTAAACATTGACAAACTGGCTGAGGTTTTAACGGAGACTACAAGGCAGACCCAGAGTGAGCTCATCCGCTTTTTCATCATAGCCGCTGTTGTATTAATCGTACTAATGCTCGTATCTATACCTATCTATCGAATGATGTCAAAACGAGATGCTGACAAGAGGTCTAAGGATGCTGATAACTATAAACTCGACAAGTATATCGAGAGGGAGAAACAGATCATAACAGTCATACAACAGAATACCGAGGTCATAGCCGGTCTAAAAATGTTGCTGACTCAGAATACTACACATTGCGAACAGTGTAGAGCAGAACAGATGGGTTACCTAGATCTTATAACTTCTAAGACCGATGATAACCGGATGATGCTAACAGAATTAATAACCCTGATGAAGGTCAAGGATTAGAAAGGATGATAAAGATGGATGATGTATTAATGCAGGTATTATTAAAACTGATCGTGGCCCTGATAGGCGTAGCACAGGTAGCTATTATACTCTGGTTGAAACAGAAGTATGGGGTAGAGAAGCTAAAGAAGGTAGCTCAAGACTTGAGTAATAAAGAGAGCCTAGCCTATAAGGCGGTACAGTTGGTCGAGGCCACCTATAAGGAACTTAAGGGTCCTGACAAACTCAACGAGTCTATACATTGGTTGGCAGAGCAGTT